AGGGAATTACGCTGGATGGTGTTTGAAAAGAATACCAAGAAAGTCATTGGATTCATTCGGTTTGGATCTCCAACAATCAACTCTAAACCAAGGAACATTTGGTTGGGTAAGGCACCAAATCTTTCTATCTTTAATCGTCATGCTGCGATGGGATTTGTGATTGTTCCATCTCAACCCTTTGGGTACAACTACCTTGGTGGTAAACTTCTTGCACTTCTCTGCTGCTCACACTATGCCCGTGAGACATTGAATGAAGTGTTTGAGAAGGACATTGCCCTGTTTGAGACAACCTCTCTCTATGGGTCTTCTACTGATGCTTCACAGTATGATGGACTCAAACCATTCATGCGATATAAAGGTCTGACCGAAAGTAAGTTCCTGCCACTCTTGCATGATAAGCAGTTTCATAAACTCCACAATGAGTTCACGAGACTGAATAACAATACACCTCTGACTGACAACAAAGCATCATCAAAGAAGATGAAGCGTCAGACTAAGATGATCTCTATCATCAAGAACTCTCTCCAGGATCAAGATAAGTTGAATGAGTTTAACAGTGTAATCTCTACCGCATTTAATCTCACTCAGAAGAAGAGGTTCTATATCTCTGACTATGGATACTCAAATGTCCGTGAGGTGATTCTTGGTGAGCAAGAAGAACTACTTCGTGGTTCTAACTGGGATAAGTTCTATCTGGAGAACATCATCTCTTGGTGGAAGAAGAAAGCAACCAAGCGATATGAAAAACTAAAGGCAGAGGGTCGGTTCCGTAATAAGGTTGAACTCTGGACAGAAGACGACAACATTCAGATTATACGATGACATACGAATTGAAAGATTGGTTGAACTCAATTAACCAAACAAAGAAAAATCTTCTAGAAGAAGATCCTTCAGCAAAATATCCTGCATATATTGTGAACAGGTGCATGTCTGGTCAACTGGACACAGTTCTGTTTGCAAATGAGATGAATATGAATTCTCATCTTGATCCAAACCTCCAGTATCAGTTTTATATAAATAGTGTGAGAAAAAGGAAGAGATTCTCTCCCTGGCTCCGAAAAGATGAGATCAGAGATTTAGATTATGTAAAACGTTATTATGGTTATAGTAACGAAAAAGCAAAACAGGCTCTGAGTATTCTTACCAAAGAACAATTGTCATTCATTAAATCAAAATTTGAGACTGGAGGAAAAAAATGATTACAGAACCTGAAGTTAAGTGGTCTGCGGATCAAATGATTGAGGTCACTCTGAACGAACCAGATGACTTCCTTAAAGTTCGTGAAACTCTGACTCGTATTGGAGTTGCATCACGCAAAGAGAAAAAGATCTATCAATCTTGCCATATTCTTCATAAGCAAGGTAGATACTACATTGTTCATTTCAAAGAACTGTTTGCCCTTGATGGTAAGCACGCAAATCTGACCGTGAATGATGTTCAGCGTCGTAACAGAATTATTCAACTTCTTTGCGATTGGGGTCTCGTCACGGTAATTGAACCAGAAAAGGTTACCGATATTGCTCCTCTGAACCAGATCAAAGTTCTTTCTTATAAAGAGAAGAATGAGTGGGTTCTTGAGACCAAGTATAATATTGGTAAGAAGAAAAAGGTAGAGGAAACCCAATAAATAACAATGAGACCTTTCGTGCGGTCTCTACAAAAGTCGGAACACCCTACAGAGAGGTTCGGTTATTACCGTTCCTCTCTTTTTCGTTTTGTGGTTAAATAGTATTGGATGCCGAAAGGGTCCACACAACACAAACTCGCTTTTAAAGGAGCTACAATAATGACTAACCTCATGCGTTATACCGCAGCGGATCTTCCTGCCTTAATGGAGAGGATTAATAAGAATAGTATTGGAATGGACGAATACTTTGATCGTCTGTTTAATCTTCATGAAACTACAACAAATTACCCACCTTACAATCTTGTTCAGGTAAATAATGTTGAATCACACTTAGAAATTGCATTAGCAGGGTTTAAGAGGGAAGAAGTAAATGTTTTCACGGAGTATGGAAAACTTCTTGTCGAAGGACAAAAGGAGGATACAGAGTCGGACAGGACGTTTATCCACAAGGGATTGGCTCAGAGAAGTTTTCGGAGAGCGTGGACTCTATCCGACGACACAGAAGTACGAGAAGTCACCTTTGAAGACGGACTCCTCAGAATCGTCCTCGGAAAAATAGTCCCAGAGCATCATGCTCGCAAGGATTATCTGTAATTCCTAACATTTTCTTTATGATCGGTAGCGGTGGTTACAGACTTTTGTATCACTATGATACATAATTGCTATATAATTTAGACCTATGGAGGAGACGATGAACTTTACCACCGCCACCTTTGCCTTGGGCACAGTAATGACTCTTTTCTTTGGGGGAACGATCGCCGCCGTTCTTCCCTGATACTTCCTGATAAATAAAACTGAATATCGTCGGCGCAATGCCACGGGAGGTAACTGGCAAAATCCAGTTGACGCCTCCCATTTTTAATGGTAGAATACTAAGAGGTATCAAATCACTATGAGCATACAACTTGCACTTTTGAAGTCTGGTGAAGAAGTAATCGCAGACATCAAAGAATTCAGAAATTCTGAAGATCAGTTGGTTTCTTATCTGTTTAAAGATCCACACTGTATAAAGATCAATACCTCAAAAGTCTTGATGGAATCTGAAGAGAGTCCAAAACATGAGGTGATCTTTTACAAATGGATGTCTTTGTCTAAAGACACTGATATTATTGTGGATAAAGATTGGGTGGTTTGTATAGTAGATCCACTTGATGCAATTGAAGAATCTTATTCTAGGAGGACAAATGGAGGAGGAAGTGAATCTACCAGTGGATCAAATGGTGGAGGAGACTCAGATTCAAATTCTGTACTTAGTGAATCGGTTAGTTTTACTGAGTGAGATTGATGAAGTACTAGCAGACATTGGGCAACCAGACTGTAAACTTATCAATCCATGCATTGTTGAGAATGGCACACTAACCCCTTGGTTATCAGATCTTACAGATGGCAACACAGTCATGATGAGTTCTGATAAAATATTGACAATGGTTGAACCCAACCAAAAACTACTTAATGAGTATCGTTCTATCACTAAATGAGATTCTACACTAACGTATACCAACGATTTAATGAAATTCTTGTTCGTGGGTATGAAGATGGGAAGCACTTCGCTATCCGTGAAGAGTTCTATCCCACCTTCTTCGTCCCATCAAAGAAGGAAACACAGTACAAAACTTTAGATGGTAAATTTGTAGAACCCATTAAACCTGGAAAGATTTCTGAATGTAAGAATTTTGTAGATAAGTATTCTGGAGTAGAGGGATTCAATATCTACGGAAATGACCGTTATGTTGCACAATACATTTCCGAGAAGTATCCAGAAGATGAAATTAAGTTTGATATTAACAAGATCAAACTAGTCACAATTGACATTGAGGTTGCTGCCGAGGGTGGTTTCCCCGATGTCTTTAATGTTGCCGAGGAACTGCTTGCAATCACACTGCAGGACTATGCAACTAAACAGATCATCTGCTTTGCATCTCGCCCATTCAATAACACCCGTAAGGATGTCAAGTATGTGCAGTGCTACGATGAGTTTGATCTGATCAATCGGTTCCTTGATTGGTGGCAGACTAATACTCCAGAGGTAATCACTGGATGGAACTGTGAGATGTATGATATCCCGTACATCGTAGGCCGTATTGGTCGTCTTATGGGAGACAAGGTTGTCCGCAAACTTTCTCCTTGGGACAATGTTCATACCCGTGAGATCACAGTGCATGGTCGCAAGCAGTTGACCTGTGAGATGGCAGGCATTACTGTGATTGATTACCTAGACCTCTACAAGAAGTTTACTTACACTAACCAGGAATCTTACCGACTGGACCATATTGCCTTTGTGGAACTGGGTGAGCGTAAGTTGGATCACTCTGAGTTTGAGACCTTTAAGGATTTCTATACTCAGAACTGGCAGAAGTTTATTGAATACAACATCCGAGACGTTGAACTTGTTGACCGAATGGAAGACAAGATGAAATTGATTGAACTTTGCTTGACGATGGCGTTTGACGCCAAGGTAAACTTTACAGATGTTTTCTTTCAGGTACGCACTTGGGATGCGATCATTTATAACTATCTAAAGAAGAAGAACATAGTTATCCCTCCCAAAGAGAGATCTGAAAAAGATTCCCAATACGCAGGGGCATATGTCAAGGAACCGATTCCTGGAAAGTATGATTGGGTTGTGTCTTTTGACCTCAACTCTCTTTATCCTCATCTCATTATGCAGTACAACATCTCGCCCGAAACGCTATTGGACGAGAGGCACCCATCATCTAGTGTTAATAGAATCCTTAATGAAGAGATAAACTTTGAGATGTATAAAGACTATGCAGTTTGCGCCAATGGTGCAATGTATAGGAAAGACATCAGGGGATTCTTACCTCAGTTGATGGAGAAGATGTACAATGATCGTGTCATCTTCAAGAAGAAGATGATCCAAGCAAAGAAGGATTACGAGAAGACTCCCACTAAAGCACTTGAGAAAGAGATTGCCAGGTGTAACAACATCCAAATGGCTAAGAAGATCTCTCTTAATAGTGCTTATGGTGCCATCGGTAATCAGTATTTTAGATATTTCAAACTTGCAAACGCAGAAGCGATTACACTCTCTGGCCAGGTCTCTATCCGTTGGATTGAGAACAGAATGAACAGTCGCTTGAATAAGATTCTCAAAACTGATGAGGTTGATTATGTTATTGCTTCAGATACTGACTCCATTTATCTTAATCTGGGTCCTTTCGTTGACGCTGTATTCAAAGGCAGAGAGAAAACTTCTGAGCAAGTTGTTGATTTCCTTAACAAGGTCTGTGAAGTGGAATTTGAACCTTATATTGAAAGTTCTTACCAAGCGTTGGCGGACTATGTGAACGCCTACGATCAGAAGATGCAGATGAAGCGAGAGAACATCGCTGATCGTGGAATCTGGACTGCTAAGAAACGATATATCCTGAATGTCTGGGACAGTGAAGGTGTGCGATATGCAGAACCCAAACTGAAGATCATGGGCATTGAAGCAGTTAAGTCATCCACACCTGCACCCTGTCGTCAGATGATTAAGGATGGACTCAAACTGATTATGAGCGGAACTGAAGACCAAATCATTTCATACATTGAAGATTCAAGGAAGGAGTTTAAGAAACTTCCTATTCCTGAAGTTGCATTCCCCCGATCTGTGTCTGATGTAAACAAGTACAAGTCAAGTTCTGATATCTATAGTAAAGGAACCCCGATGCACGTCAGGGGAGCACTGCTATATAATTTTTATGTAAAAGAACGTGGTCTTCAGAAGAAATACGCTTACATTCAGAATGGGGAAAAGATTAAGTTCTGCTATCTGAAAAACCCAAATCCAACCAGAGAGAATGTAATTTCATTCATCCAGGATTTCCCTAAAGAACTTGATCTGGAAAGGTTTGTTGATTATGACATGCAGTTTGATAAAGCATTTCTAGAACCAGTAAAGGCAATCCTAGATGCTATTGGTTGGTCAGTTGAACGAAAAGTAAGTCTGGATAGTTTCTTCTCGTGAAGTACACCGTTCTTTGGTCTAAGCAAGATAACGGGGACTTATCTCCCCTGGTTGAAAGAAAAGAGTTTGAAAACCAATATCAAGCAAATTGGTTTGCAAATGAGATGAAAAAGAGTTATAATTGGGTTATCTGCGTTGAATCTAAAAACCTGTAGGAGCATTAATGGATCTGCCTATCAACGATAAAGAACTCAACACTATTGTCAAGGCAATGGCATTGGGTGGTGATACTGCACTGTATCAAAAACTGAAACTGGTAAAGGAACTGCGTGAGCAGGATCTACCTTATAAAAAAATTCTTCGTGAACAATACGGGATGGTTGCTTAATGGACTTTTTGAAAGATATTGTAAAAGAGATTGGTGGTGAGTACACACAACTTGCTGCAGATATAGACGAGTCAGAAACTTATGTTGACACAGGTTCGTACATTTTTAATGCACTGGTTTCAGGTAGCATATTTGGTGGTGTATCTGGGAATAAGATTACTGCTATTGCTGGAGAGTCTTCTACTGGAAAGACTTTCTTTTCTCTCGCTGTGGTTAAGAATTTTCTTGATTCTAACCCCGATGGTTATTGTCTCTA